CGCTCAGAAATTTTCAAGAATTTTCAAGAAAGAAAAGACCCACAAATATTAGTAATTCAACCACAAGCTGCATCGCATGGTGTAACACTCCACGCAGCTAACGTAGTCGTATTTTGGTCACCTGTAATGTCTGTTGAAACCTACATACAATGTTGTGCTCGTGTAGACAGAGCTGGACAAAAAAACAAAATGACCGTAGTGCACCTACAAGGTTCACCTGTTGAACAAAAAATTTACAAAATGTTGCAAGGCAAGATTGATAATCACGTTAAATTAGTTGACCTTTACAAAGAGGAGTTTAATGATGTTTGATAGAAAAGCTTGGGTAAAAGAGTGGAGAAATAAAAAAAGAGACCACATACGTCAATATCATCATAAATATGCTGTGGAGCATCCTGAAAAAATATTACTACTAAGTGCACAAAATAGGTCAAAGAAAAAAGGAACCCCATGCACGATAGAAGAAACAGATATAAATATACCTAAGTTGTGTCCTGTATTTAAAGAACCATTAGAAAAAGAATTTAGACCATCAGGTAAAAAAGGGGCTTCTCCATATGCCGCATCACTTGATCGAATAGATAATTCTAAAGGATACATAAAAGGAAACATACAAGTTATAAGTAATAAAGCTAACACAATGAAAGGTAATGCAACCCCTGAAGAACTATTACAATTTTCCTTTTGGATAATACTTACTTATGGACATTTAATTGATAAAGAAATTAGTTGACATTGTAAATAATTATGTTATACTGTTATCCTTAAGATTTGAAAGGAGAGAATGTGGAATTAGATGATAATAAGATTGAGAAGCTAATGCAAGCTTCTGTTAATATGCGTGACAAAATTGAGGAGTTAGAAAAACAAATTTCTGAAATTAAAATTAGCAGAGATAAGGTTGATATGGCTCTGAACGAAGCATGTAGAACTTTAAACGTAACTAGTTTGAAAACTAAAGTTGGAACCTTATCAAGAACACTAAAGACAAGATATTGGTCAAGCGATTGGCCTAGTATGTATGACTTTATATTAGAAAATAAATTGCCCGAGTTCTTTGAAAAAAGATTAGTGCAATCATCAATAAAAGAATACTTAGAGCAAAACCCTGACAAACATCCGCCAGGTTTACAAGCAACAAGTGAATACACAGTTCGAATAACAAAAAGTAGAGACAACAAGGAGGAAGTATGAGTACAGATTTAGACGTATTTGGTAGCACCGCAGTAGCAACACACACCCGTAGGGATGATGGTTTTACTGCTAATATTACAGGTAGTTCAGTAACTTCTAAACGTATATCTATACGTGGTGGTAAGTTTAGATTAATGGTTAATGGTAAAGAAGTAGAGAAGTCAAATCAAGACGCACTTGATGTGGTTATTGTTAATGCGTCACCTCATGTGCATAGAATGTATTTTTCTAAAGCATACGTGCCAGGCGAAAAAATGCCACCTCCAACATGTTGGACATCAGACAGTCAAAAGCCTGATGAAGCTGTAACAGAGAAACAAGCAGATACTTGTTTAGCATGTCCACAAAATATTAAAGGCTCAGGCGCTAACGGAACTAAAGCATGTCGTTTTAGTAGACGTGTTGCTATGGTTCGTGCTGATGATATGAATGGTGATGTGTATCAAATGACTTTACCTGCACAATCAATATTTGGTAATGGCACAAAAGATTGTAAACCATTACATGAATATACAGATTATGTTCGTGCAAATGGTCAAAACTTAATGTCTGTTGTATCACGCGTATCTTTTGACGAAGACTCATCAAGCACAAAGATTGGCTTTAAAGCTATTCGTATTCTTAATGATGACGAGTATGCAGTATGTTCTACAAAGTCAACTTCAGAAGAAGCTAAACGTGCTATTACTTTATCAGTAAATATTAATAAAGAAGATGATGGAGAAGAGTTTGAACAAAAGAAACAACAACCTATCAATCGTCCTCAAGTAGCCGCACCAAAAGTTGAAGATGATATCCCTGAACCTACAGTTCGTGCAGCGGAGAAACCTACTCCTCCACCAGCACCACAACCTGTGGCACCAAAAGTTGATCAAGGTGATGTTAGTTTAGATGATTTAGTATCAGATTGGGCATAATTATGCGTGGCTATTCCCAAGTAATTATCGAGGCTAATGCTAGAGCTAAGGAGACCACAGGAACATTGTTAGGTAAACTTTGCATAGCACTAAAATACCCCGCTAGTCAAGTCTCGAAAGAACTTAACGTTTCACGACAAACGGTGTATGATTGGTTTTCGGGTAAAACAAGACCATCAAAACGAGTAGAACAAAAGTTGATTGCTTTGATGGCAAAAATGAACCTTAAGTAATACCTCAGGGGCGGTATAAAGCCCCTACCAATTTTAGTAACACAACATATTTCGAGAGAATAATGCAAACAAAAGAATTTTTACAATCTGTATGGCCCGATGATGGATACTATTGTATCTGCGGCAAAGATCAAAAAAATATAGTCACTCCCAAATTTGTAAAAACTATCAATGATGCAATTTCAATATCCAACAAATTTTTAGAAGATAAGCAAGATGTTTACTTTGCATGCTCAACATGGATTGAACCTACAGAACGTAAAGGGATTAATGCTAAAGAGCAACGTATTTTTTGGTTAGATATTGATTGTGGTTTTGATAGTAAAAAACGTAAATGGAAAGACTATGAAACTAAAGATGATGCGTTAGTAGCACTACGCGAGTTTACAGACAAGACAGGATTACCTGCTCCCACAATAGTAGACTCAGGTAATGGCATTCATTGTTATTGGTCTTTAACAGAGCCTATAGATAAAGCTATATGGAAACCTGTAGCAGAAGGTCTTAAGTTCTTATGTGTTAAACATGGATTAAAAGCTGATGGTGCTTGCACTGCAGATATGTCACGCATATTGAGAGTTCCAGGCACACAGAACTTTAAAGATGTGGTTAACCCTGTAGAAGTTGCCGTTCTTAATGAAGGTATACCTACGCCTTTTGATGAATTAGCTAGATTAATACCTATTCATCTTACAGATAAACCTCGTGCTAAACGTCCATTAGATGAAGCTACAAAAGCTATACTAGGTAACAACTCTTCTAAATTTAAAAAGATATTAGAACGTTGTAGTAAAGATGATGGCTGTGCACAAATTACTCATATTGTAACTAAACAGGCTACTATTGAAGAACCTTTATGGCGTTCAGGATTATCTATTGCTGCCTTCTGTGAAGATGCTGAAGCAGCTATTCATAACATATCTAAGAGACACCCTGATTATGAGTATGCTAAAACAGAAGCTAAAGCTAATGCTATTCCAGGTCCTCACACTTGCAAACAATTTGAAAGCTTACGTCCCTCAGGTTGTGAAGGATGTAAACACAAAGGTAAGATAACTTCTCCTATAGAATTAGGTCGTGTTATTTTACGTGCTAAAGGAGCAGACAATGTTATTCAAGCAAAGTCAGAAGCCCTAAACGAAACATTTACATATCATGTGCCTGACTATCCCTTTCCTTACTTTAGAGGTAAGAATGGTGGGGTATATAAAACTACACAAGACGAACAAGAAGAAGCAGTATTGATTTATGATTATGACTTTTATCTTGTTGAAATATTAAATGATAAAGATGCCGCAGGTTTTTGTGCATGGTTTAAAATACACCTTCCCCAAGATGGTGTTCAAGAATTCATAGCTCCACTTACTCAACTATTATCAAGAGATGAAGCTCGTAAGATTTTAGCTGCCAAAGGTATTGTTAGAAATGGTAAGCAGTTAGATGAAGTTATATTTTACATCATGGCAGTAATTTCAAACCAACAAAAACAAAAACCATCTACTATGATGTATAAACAATATGGTTGGACACCTGATCACAAAAAGATACTTATAGGTAATAGAGAAATCAGTGCATTTGGTATTAAGTTTGTACCTGTATCTGATGATATTAAAGACGTTAATCCTGCCCTAGTTAAAAAAGGTAGTTATGACTTATGGAAAAAAGCTATATCTGTTTATGAAAGACCAGGTATGGAGCTACGTGCCTTTGGATTTTTCTGTGCATTTGGTTCATTACTTATGCCTTTCTTTAAATCAAAAGAAAAATCAGCGGTAATTAATTTATATAATCCTGAGTCAGGACAAGGTAAATCAACTATACTACAAGCTATGACTAGCGTATATGGTAACCCTGAAATGAACGCCAATCTAATTCAAGTATGGGGTGATACAGGTAATGCTGTTATTAATCGTATGGGTTATATGAATAACTTACCTTCTGCAGTGGATGAGTTTACAAAAGTAAACGCTGATCAGTTACATGAATTTTTAAAATTTATGGCTACAGGTCGTGGTAAAAATCGTATGGACAGCAGTGGTAAAAATAAGGAGCGACATAATGACACTGTCTTTAATCTTATTAGCGTTGTTTCTTCTAACACAGATTTTAGGACAGTAGTTTTTGCAGAGAATGCTAAAGCTTCAGGAGAAATGGCTCGCTTCCTACAAATCCGTATTGACGAAGATAAAACACTTACTAAAGAACAAGCCGATGACTATTTTGAGTTATTGTTTGATAACTTTGGACATGCAGGTGAAATCTATGCACAATGGCTTATTGCTAATTTAGAACTTGTTCGAGTTAAATTAAAAGAGACACAACTTATTATAGATAAAGCTTGGAATATTACAGGTAGAGAACGTAAGTATTCTGCTACATTAGCTGCGGTATTTTTAGGTGCTAAGATTGCTCGTGAGTTAGGCATACATAATATTGATCCTGTGCCTGTTCAAGAAGCCGTTAGAAAAGCATTGGAAGACTCTAGAGTACAGATTAAAGAACGTGACTTTGATGCTATGGAAACATTAACATCTTTCTTACATGAAAATTTAAAGAACACATTAGTTATTAATAGTAAAGTTGATGCTAGGTCTAATTTACAAGAAGCTCCTTTATTGAAACCAAGCAATGAGTTACGTGTCAGAATTGAACCAGATACTAGCACTATTTATATAGGTCTTGATACAATGCGCGTATATTTAAAAGCGCTAGGCAAAATTGAGCTAGATGATTTTATTAAAAAGTTAAAAGACTCTAATGTATTACACAGACGTTCAGGAGATTTAAAAGTGTTACACAAAGGATTAGATATTAGCGGTTCAGGCAAACGTTGTTTATGGATTGATAACTCAACATTTGATGAGATCAAACTAGATAACTTACCATTGGATGTACCTAGAAGTGTACACTAACGGACTGGACTATCAAATAAAGTGGCCTGAGTTTAAACCAGGCACTAGTATTTTTATACCTGTTGTAGATACAAAGTCTGCTATAGCGGCTATTAAAAGAGAAAGTGAACGATTAGAATTTGAGTTTGTTCACAAGGTAGTGGTTGAAGACGGTATTATGGGTATTCGTGTTTGGCGTTTATAAACTAGTTACCGTATTTTTCTTCTAATTGTTGTAATGCTTTTGGACTAAAGTGCACACCATAAACACTTTCATCTAGGGCTTTATCCCTTGCTTTCATTGATCTTGAAACACTGCTAGGTCTTAATACATAAGGTGGTAGTGGATTAAGTTCATTATATCGATTAATCTTTTCTTGAATTCTACTCATTTGTTCTACATCACGATTAGTTCTAGCTAGATATAAAGCATCTAATAAACCATCACGTCTATCCATAAGCTTCTTATCAGCTTGTTTCATAGAACCTGCCTTAGCGTAAGCTTCAGATACATTTTCTGGAGTAAATCCAAATATTTGCATAAACTGATTATACCCACTTACATCATCTACTAATGACGCACCATTAGGGTTCTTAGCACCTTCTGTAGCATAACGCATAGCTTTTAATGGGTTCTTAAGGAACGAAGGTAACATCTTTTCTAATCCACGTTCATATTG